CGCCGTTCCGGCGGGTTGGTGGCCAACGCAAGCGTTGACCACCCTACGCGCGCCCAATCTTGTGGGGCCGGGTTTATCCCGGCCGACGGGATGGATGTAGCGAAGGTGGGGAATTTGACTCCGCTGGCCGGCATAAAGCCGGCCCTACAGGTTGTTCTCCGTGTGAGTTAGTGGCAGGGATGGCACAGGGGCCGATGGTTGGTGGGACTATTGTGGGCAAACCGGGATGAGGGCGGGCCGCTAGGCGTGGCGCGGGTTCCGGGGCGATCAGGGGACGGCGGAAGAGCCGGATCAGTGCCAAAACTCGAAAACCTGAGAGGGGCTTGATTTGGCGAGGGGATTTGGCACCGGGACGGAGTGCTGATTCAGCCGCCCCACCAGCTGGCCGGTGCCAGTGTAAACCTCACGCGGAATCCCGGGCAACGGCAGCCTGGCGGCGCCGCCCCTACATCCAGCCGCCAGCCCAGACCACGCGGCCGATGATCTGCAGCTCGCCCAGGCGGTCCCTGGGCACCACTATTTCCCGGTACTCCTTGTTGTGGCTGATGATGCGCACCGAGCCATCGAAGTCGCGCTGCAGGCGCTTGGCGTACAGGTGCTCATCGAGCAGCACCACGTAGACACCCTCACCCTCCAGCGTGTTGCGGCTCTGGTCGATCATGACCGTGTCGCCGTCTTCCAATAACCCCATCATCGAGTCACCGTCCACGCGCAGGCAGGCCAGGTTAGCGGGCGAGAGGCCCTGCTTTCGCAGGCTGTAGCGGGTGAACGACAGGTTCACCAGGATGCGGCTGCGCTCGTTCCAAGCGCCATGACCGGCGCTGCAGCGGGCGTCGTAGAGAGGGACATAGGCGTAAGTGTCATCCTCGGCTTGCGCTTCGGATTGCTGAGCGAACTCGCTTCCTTCTCCCGTCATAAGCCAGAGCAGGCTTACGCCCGTGCATTCGGCCATCGCTATCAGCATCTTGCGGGTGGGTTCTCCACCCTTTAGGTAGCGCTGTATCCCACTTTGGGATATGCCCGATCTTTTCGCTAAAGCGTTAGCGCTGCCCGCTATCTGAACAAGCCTTTGAAGGCGTTCTTGGAACGGGTCAACGCTTTCAGGCTCAACCTCTGAACCTGAAAGCCGCACGGCTTCGTCAGTTTCAAGTTTCAACTTCGCTCAACCCATTGATTTTAAAGGGGTTAACCCCTTAGAGAACGGATACTAACGCGATCAAGCTAAACGCCTAACCTGAAAGTGTTTACTTTCAAACCCTATAGCGCTATGTTTATGCCGTAAGACACGTTAAACACCACCACATGACCGCCCCGCCAGGCGGCCTATGGATACGACATGAACACAGCGGAAATTCCATCCGACCCAGTTCTGCGCTGGGAATGGATCAAGTTCCAGCTACGCGCCAAAGGCACGTCGCTGGCCAAGCTCGCACGCGAACTGCACGTCACCGGGCAGGCCGTGAAGAACGTGAAGCGCACGGCCTACCCGCGCATGGAACGGGCCATCGCCAAAGCCCTTGGCCTCCCGGTCGAGAAGCTCTGGCCCGAGCGCTGGAATGCCGACGGTTCGCCGAATCGCCTGCGGCCCAAGCGCCCCGAAGTTATGCAGATGCCTATGCAAAAGCATAACGCAACGTATGACCTTGGGCACCGTAAAACCGGCCGGGGGGTTTGAACATGCGTCACGGAAAAGACGACCGCACCTTCGACCTGTTCGAAGTGCCGCAACCGATCCTGGCCGTGCCCGGCCAAGGCAACTACTCGGTACAGGTCAGCGAACTGGTGGGCGAGATGCTCAAGGCCAGCGACCTGGACCGCTACGAAGTGGCCGCCCGTATGTCGCGCCTTTCCGGCGACGACGTGAGCAAGGCGATGCTCGACGCCTGGTCAAGCCCGGCGCGCACCGACCACAACCTCCCTTTCTACCGGGCGGCGCTGATCGAGGAAGTCTGCGCCAGCCATCTGCTGACCAACTGGCTGGTCGCCCTGCGCGGCGGCCGGGTGGCCTATGGGCGCGACGCCCTGCTGGCCGAGCTGGGTCGCCTGGAACGCACCCGCGATGAAGCGGCACGCCAGGCGCGGGAACTCAAGCGAGCAATGGGAGAAAAGGCATGAACTCAAATATCAAACCTGCCGATCAGATCTGTGCCGAATACTTCGACAACTACGGCCCGCCTCGTAGCCCTGAATATCGAAAGGGCTGCCTTGACACCGTGCGCCACAAACTGGGGCGCACTGTAAAACCTCAATGTCCCTATTCCTTGGGTAGCGCCCAGGCAGATGCTTGGTTTGCCGGCTGCGATCTCGGCATTTTCTTGGCTTCCCCTGCTGTCTCCCCAGAGGCCTTCATAGATCGTTTCGCAGGCCGTCGAGAGTCTCAGCAACTGACTCGGCTAATGGAGCGTGCTCAGCGTATCGAACAGGATCGCGAAAAAGGTACGCCCACTTCTGAAGTGCAGACTGAAAGTGGCCAGGTGGGAACTGAGGAAGTTGCTCCAGTTCGAGTAGGAGCAGAGCGATGAGATCGGCCTGGGCATTCACTTGCTCTCGAAGCTGCTCCAGCGCGGCTCGAATGGGGATGGGAACGTCCTTCATTAACTCTACGTACTTAGCGGCTGCCTCTTCCATTGGGGGTTCCTCGGTTGGTGTTGGTTTGGTTGGCGCCGATCAACCTAACCGAGATCTGCGCCCCCGCCTATATCGAGGGGGTGCCCATGCATAAGTGGTTCACCGCCCAGGAGCTGGCAGGGTTGCCGGGCCTTCCCGGCTCCGTGCAAGGAGTAAACCTACGAGCGAAGCGCGAAGGCTGGGAAGCTCAGTTGCGTATTGGGCGCGGCGGTGGCCGTGAATACAGCTTCGCCGTCCTGCCTGCGGAAGCCCAAGCCGCGTTGCTGACCCGTCTGGTACAGGCTGAAACCCCTGTGCCGGCGGCGCAGCCCAGCGCCCCGCACACGCTGATTTCGCCACAGCGTGACGGCCTTTCAACGTCACGCTTGACCGATGATCAACGCAGCGTGATGACCGCGCGGGTGTCGATCATTCGCGAGATCGAGCGCATGAGCCAGGTGGTCAGCCAGCAGCGGGCCATCCTGACCCTGGTCGGCCTGGCGCGTGAAGGCCAGCTCAGCCCGTATCTGGCCGAGCGGGTGGAGCGCGCCAACGACCGCAAGAATGCCGACCGCACCCTGAGCGAGCGCACTCTCAAGCGCTGGCTGGCCGATTTTCGCAAACACGGTGAGATCGCGCTGGCACCGGCCCGGCGCAAACCGGACATGAATGTGCCGGTCTGGGCGCCGCTGTTTCTCAAGCACTACCAGCGCCCGCAGAAGCCGAGCGTGGAGGCGGCCTACGTCTGCTTCCAGGCCGAGTATCCCGGCGCGCCCAGCATCCACGCCGTGCGCCGATTCCTGGCCAAGCTGTCGCCGCAGGCGCGCGAGCACGGCCGCATTGGGGCACGCGAGATCAAGTCGCTCAAGGCCTACCGGGATATGAAGGCCGAGACGCTGTGGCCCAACGATGTGTGGGTGGCGGACGGCCACAAGTTCGATGCCGAGGTGATCAACCCGAAGACCGGCGAGGCTTTCCGCCCCGAGGTCACCACCATCATCGACTGGGGCACGCGCCGTATCGTGGGTTTCTCGGTGGATCTGGCCGAAGCAACTATCGCCACGCTGGACGCGCTGCGTGACGCCCTAAGCCGCGTCGGCATGTACCGGGTGTTCTACGTGGACAACGGCAAAGGCTTCAAGAACGACATCGTTTACGAAGTGAACGACCGGCTGGGCGGCACCATCACGCACTCGCTGCCGTACAGCTCCCAGGCGCGCGGCGTCATCGAGCGCTCGCACCGGACCATCCTGGTGCGCCTGGCGAAGACCTACGACAGCTACATCGGCGCCGACATGGACGCGGAGGCCAAGACCCGTGTGCACCGGCTGTCGCGCAAGGAACTGGATATGGGGATCAAGCCCCGGCAAATCCCGGAGTTCACCCAGTTCCTGACTGACCTGCAGAACGCCCTGGACGAATACAACCATCGCCCGCACAGGGGGTTGCCGAAGATCCGCGACCTGGAGACCGGACGGCTGCGCTACCAGAGCCCGATGGAGTCCTGGAAGTCAGCGCTGGCCGAAGGCTGGGAGCCGGTTCAGGCCGACGCCGACGTGGTGGCCGCCCTGGTGCGGCCGCAGGAAGTGCGCACGACCCATCGCGCCCTGGTGCGATTCAGCGGGAACACCTACTACCTGCCCGCGCTGGAAGCGCTGCACGGCCAGGAGGTACGGGTTGCCTATGACTTCCGCGATGCCAGCCGCGTGTGGGTGCACACGCTGGATGGCGAGCTGATCGGCGAGGCGATCCTCGACGGCAACGCCACAGCGCCAAGCCTGATCGAGAAGGCCGAAGACCGACGCGAGAAGGGACAGTT